TCTTAAAGAGTTTAATGACTACCGCTTTAATGTTATTTTAAAAGCACGCCAGTTAGGTATCTCAACTATTACCGCCGGCTATATTGTTTGGATGATGCTATTTCATCGTGATAAAGCTATTCTTGTAATGGCAACAAAGTTTGCGACAGCAGGGAACCTTGTTAAAAAAGTCAAGAGCATTATGAAACAGCTGCCGGATTGGCTAAAGATTGCCACAATCGATATCGACAACCGCACATCCTTCGAACTTTCAAACGGTTCTTCTATTAAGGCCGCATCAACGTCGGGCGATGCTGGTCGTTCCGAAGCTCTGTCACTTTTAGTTCTTGACGAGGCGGCACATATCGATGGGCTCGACGAATTGTGGACCGGTTTATATCCTACACTGTCAACTGGTGGGCGATGTATTGCGCTCTCAACGCCCAATGGCGTGGGTAACTGGTTTCATAAAACTTGCGCCGATGCGCAAGTAGGTTCTAATAATTTCAATCTCACTATTTTACCGTGGGATGTACACCCCGAGAGAGATGAGACGTGGTATAAGAAAGAAACGAAAAACATGTCTAAACGTCAGATTGCGCAGGAGCTACAGTGTAATTTCAACACTTCTGGCGAAACTGTTATCGATCCAGAGTGTATGGAGTGGATGCTCACTACAGTTAAAGATCCTAAGTACCGCACCGGCTTTGATCGCAACTTTTGGATCTGGGAGGAATATGATCCCACATGTAACTATCTGCAGGTGGTTGACGTTGCAAGAGGCGATGGCGCCGATTTCTCGACCTTTCACTTAATCAAGCTCGAAACCTTAGAAATTGTCGGAGAGTACCAAGGAAAGATAACTCCCGATTTATATGCCAATATGCTTAATCAAGTAGGCAGAGAATATGGTAATGCGATGATGGTGGTCGAGAACAATAGCATTGGATACACGGTTTTAGATAAACTGACAGAATATGGATATCCAAATATTTATTATTCTATTAAGTCAACTCACGAGTATATTGACCAACATCAAGGAGAAGTACTCACCAATGCTGTGGCGGGCTTTACCACCTCCATGAAAACTCGTCCCCTTATAGTTGCGAAATTAGAAGAGTTTATCAGAAATAAACTAATTAAGATATATTCTACGCGTGTTGTTAATGAAATGAAGACTTTTATTTGGAAGAATGGAAAACCACAAGCTATGAAAGGCTATAACGACGATTTAATAATGGCTCTCGCTATTGGTTGTTGGGTTCGCGACACCGCGATTCAAACAAATGCGCGAGATCTAAACTATCAAAAAGCTTTTGTAGATTCCATTATCACAAGTAACACAACTTTTAATACTCGTGTTAAAGGCCAGCAGGGCTACAAAGACGACAGTATCCTTGATAAAATGTCTGAAGCTAAAAACACGTATGATGAATTCATGTGGATTATAAAGTGAGATAAAATATGGCGCCCCCAAGAAAGATGAAGAACCCCGGCAACCCAGAGGCCAATCTATTCAAAGCTTTAACGCGATTGTTCTCTGGGCCAATTATAAACTATCGGTCTCAATCCGGTCGTCGGATTAGAAGGCAACATTTAGATAAGTTTTCCTCTCGCTTCAAAACAGCCTCCGGTCAACAGTTTAAGAAGACGCTCTACAACCCTTTAGACACTATAGCTAGCAATGCAATTGCGAACCAACGACGGTCGGAGAGATATATTGATTTTGACCAAATGGAGTATATGCCTGAGTTGGCTTCATCTTTGGATATTTACGCAGATGAGATGACGACCCATTCCGAACTGCGGCCGATGTTAAACATCAAATGCCCGAATGAAGAGATTAGAGCCGTTCTCGCAGTTTTGTTTGATAACATTTTAAACGTGCAATACAACCTTTTTGGTTGGAGTCGCACCATGTGCAAGTATGGTGATTTCTTTTTATATCTTGACATTGATGACAAATACGGCGTAAAGTCTGTGATTGCTTTGCCTCCACAGGAAGTTGAGAGATTAGAAGGGCAAGACAGCACAAACCCCAACTACATTCAATTCCAGTGGAATAGTGCCGGCATGACGTTTGAAAACTGGCAGGTTGCTCATTTTAGAGTCTTAGGGAATGACAAGTACATGCCTTATGGAACGTCTATCTTGGAAGCGTCACGTCGCATTTGGCGACAGCTAGTACTGATGGAAGACGCGATGATGGCTTATCGCGTCATTCGGTCGTCAGAACGCCGAGTATTTAAGATTGACGTTGGAGCCATTCCCCCCCAAGACGTCGAACAATATATGCAAAAAGTTGTAACACAACTTAAGCGAAATTCCGTGGTTAACTCTGACACTGGACGAATCGATCTTCGCTATAACCCGATGAGCATCGAGGAAGATTATTTCATCCCAGTTCGTGCTGGCTCTGCGACGGATATTGTTTCACTTGCTGGTGCACAAAACATTACAGCCATTGATGACATTAAGTATCTTCGCGACAAGTTATTTTCCGCCCTTAAAATTCCCCAGTCATATTTGACGATGGGTGAGGGAGGAGAAGAAGATAAGACGACGTTAGCGCAAAAGGACATTCGTTTTGCGAGAACTATCCAGAGGTTGCAGAGAGTCCTTATCACGGAACTTACAAAGATTGCGATTATCCATCTTTATACGTTGGGCTTCCGCGGCGACGATCTACTTGGGTTTTCTCTCTCACTGAACAATCCTTCTCGAATTGCAGAGCTTCAAGAACTAGAACACTGGAGATTAAAGTTTGAAACTGCCGCCGCGGCAACCGAGGGCTTTTTCTCTCGCCGCTGGCTCGCAGAGCATGTATTTTCGCTGTCGAATGAGGAATTCTTACGATGCCAGCGTGAAATGTATTACGACCGCAAGCACGACGCAGCACTACAAAGTGTTGCCGAAGCCGCAGCCATGGCCGAAACTGCGGCCCTAGGCGGTATGGGCGCCCCCATGGGTGGTGATGCCTTAGGCATGCCCCCACTAGGCCCCCCAGAAATGCCGGCTGGGGAAGCTGGCCCCGCAGCCCCACCTGCACCCGGTGGGGAAGCGGCCGGCGAGCCACCCACTCTATTGGCCACGCCACCTGCCGGTAAGCGCGACTCCGTCAAACATGATTATGAGGGAGGATACACGACCAAAGGTTCAAAGGGTAAACCCTACTATCCCGTGAAGAAAGGAAAAGATGGACGACAAGACGGTGGAAAAAAGCGACATCTTGGTTATGCGCGTCACCCAGAACAAGCAAGAGCCGTCCCTAGAAACCTATTCCCAGGCTACGCCGATGGATTAAAAGCACTAGGGAAAGGGTTCGTTGGCATGTCAGAAGGTGTTTATGAAGAGGACGAATCTATTTATAGTTTGAGAGAACAAACAGAAGAAGAAAAGTTGTTTGAAATTAACGAATCTGTTCGTACTTTGATTGAAAGTTTAGACAAAAAGGAAACATCGGAGCAAAAGAATGAAAGCGAGACACAACAAGAAGCGAAATAGTGCCTTCGTCTACGAAGCTCTTATTAAAGAAGCAACCGTAGCCATTATGAAAAAGGATACTGCTAGAAAGGAAACCGCTGCACGGCTTATTAGGAAGTATTTTCAACCAGGAACATTGTTAAGGAAAGATTTAGATTGTTATCGATCTTTGTACGAAAACCAAGAGTTAGATAGACTGACGTCTGAGAAGATCATCAAAGAAGTTAAGCTGCAGAAGCGTTTGATTGATCCTAATGGATTATTTAAACAACAGAGTGAATTGATTCGCGACGTCAATACCGAGTTAACTCCGGCGGTATTTAATAACTTTGTGCCGAACTATAAGACGCTCGCCACTATCGCTCAGATTTTTTCTAATAAGATTTCCCCCAAAGATCAAGTTATTCTAGAAAACACAATCATCCTAGATATGGTTAAAAAAGGAAAAGACGATACCCCACCAGATCTAATTGACAACATTGTCTATAATACTTTTGTGGAGAAGTTTAATGCTAAGTATGACACCCAATTACTTAAAGAGCAAAAGGAGCTTTTAACACATTATATTGCTTCGTTTATGGACAATGCCCTCGAGCTTAAAATATATTTAAATGACGAAATTGGACGATTGAAAGAAGAACTACAAAAAGCTAAGCAAGTTGAAGAGATTAAAAGCGATGATACAATGCGTCAGAAAACTGATGAAATCATTAATCGATTAAATTCTTTCGCCCAAGAAACTATTACAGAAGATGTTCTTATGACCGTTCTCAGAACACAAGCACTTGTGAAGGAAATCTATACAGATGCCAGTAACGATTAAAATTGGTGACGCATCGGATGCTCCCTCTGTTAGGCTTGAATTAGATATTCGCAAGAGTATGAACGGTGATCTTATGATTTTTGATCACGGCGATATTGATATAGTCTTATCTGCGTCAAAAAACAAGGTAACGGCATTTCCAAAGGAAGTTGTTTCGGATTTGGTTTATGGAGCCCAAAACCGACTTTTTGCTTTTCTTAAGAAAAAGGGCCTCGTTATTCCTGAATCTATTCAAGGGGGAGCTTTTTATGGCTCCTTTGAGGCAACGATGGAAAAGCCCTACTCTGAGCAGCTAAATACCTCAAAGATGGCGCTTATCAATATTTCCAACTTTATCGATGAAGAGCGTCCCTACTTTGAGTCAACAGAAGCAATCATCGCAATGGATGACGATGAGTTGCTCCATCCGGACAAGGCCGACTCTACGGAACTTGGCGAAGTCCCACAAGCAGTTCAAAAGGGTTCTATTCGCAAGGGTTGGTTGAGAGATCCTTACTCGCTTTATTACTTATATACGATT